GATCAGGTGGAAGGTGCGCGACCTCACGGGGAAGGAGAGGCAGGGGCAGGGCAACGTACTGCTGGCAGCTGTTCCGGAGAGTGCGCGACCTGCCGTTGTGGCGGCGCTGAAGGCGAGGGGGAGTAGATGACTTTCCCGATCCGTAAAGCCTCAGCCCAAACCACGGTCAAGCCGGCGAAAAGTGCGGGATCGGGAAAATCGTCTGCGAGCGAGGCTGAGGACCTCCTGGCGCTCCACCTTCGCGCGGAAGGCATCGAAGCCATCCGAGAGTACCGCTTCGCTGCTGAAGCATGTGGAGGGCCTGGAAAGGGCCTGCGTGATCGTCTGGCCAAGGCTGGCCTGAGCGACTGGCGCGCGGACTTCGCGCTGCTCGAGCACGGATTGCTGATCGAAGTTGAGGGGGGAGGCTGGGTAAAGGGCCGGCATAACACCGGCGCCGGATTCGCTGCCGACCTCAAGAAATACGACGCAGCTGCCCGCTTGGGGTGGCGCGTCTACCGCTGCGACCCCGCCATGATCAAGAGCGGGCGCGCTATCGAGACAATCCGAATTCTGATGCAGCAGGGGAGAGCAGCCTGATGGCCGCACGCAAAGCGACAGACGACGAAATCAAGGCTGCGCTGACCGGCCGCACTGTGGCCGAGGCTGCGCAGATCCTTGGGCTGCACGAGCGCAACGTCTACACCCACAAGGCAAGGCTGGCCCGGCAGGGGTGGAGCCCTGAGCACGACATGACCAAGACAGTGCCAGATGGCTTCCGCCTGAAAGGCACGTCCACCCTGTACGACGAAGACGGCAAGGCCAAGCTCCAGTGGGTCAAGACCACGATCGACCAAGAGCGCCAGGCTGAGCTGATCCGTGAGGCGTGCCAGGCGATGTCAGAAGATCTGCCGCAGGTTGAGCCGCGCAAAGCCGGCAACAGCTACCTATCGCACCTGCTGGCCGCGTACCCGATCGGCGACGCCCATATCGGAATGCGCGCATGGGGAGAAGAAACGCAGGGCAGCGACTGGGACCTGTCCATTGCCGAGCGCGTCCAGTGTGGCGCTATGGCCGCCCTGGTCGATATGGCGCCGGCCTGTGAGCAAGCGCTGATCATCAACTGCGGCGACTGGTTCCATGCCGACAACATGGAAGGCACCACGAGCCGCTCCGGTCACATCCTGGACGTAGACGGTCGCTACGCGAAGATGATCCGCGTTGGCGTGAAGGTGATGCGGCAGTGCATAGAGTCCGCCCTCATGAAGCACGCCCGGGTGCGCGTCTGCAACGTCATCGGCAACCACGACGACACTGGGGCCATCTGGCTGAGCATCGCCCTGAGCCACATCTACGCCAATGAGCCGCGCGTCCAGATCGACACCTCACCGGCGCCGTTCATGTATCACGAGCACGGCAAGGTGCTGATCGGGATGCACCACGGCCACTCCTGCAAGCCTGACCGCCTCCCCGGCGTAATGGCAACCGATCAGGCGCAGGCATGGGGCCGCACCGAGTTTCGCTACTGGTACATCGGCCACGTCCATCACCAGAGCGTCAAGGAGTACAGCGGCGTCACCGTCGAGTCCTTCAACACCCTGACCGCCAAGGATGCCTACTCCGCATGGGGTGGCTACCGGGCTCAGCAGAACATGAAGTGCATCATCCATCACGCGGAGTTCGGCGAGGTCGGCCGGCACACGGTGAATCCGAACATGCTCAAGGGGGAGGTAGCAGCATGACCTATCGCAACGTGGTTTCCGCAGTAGTGCGCGCCCTGGCGAGCGAAGTGATCAACTCGGCTGGTGGCTGTGATTTCGAGCCTAAGGTGCAAAAAGCGCGCATTCCTGGGGCCATCTCCGGCAGTGCCGAGCGGCTGCTAGAAGATGCCCTGGTGCGCCGGATCATGCGCGAGACGCTGACGCCGTTGCAGTACGCCGCGCTCGCCGGGCAATACTCGACTGACGGGCCTCGCAAGCACGCGGGGGTCAATCTGCTGATCAAGTCTGTTGAGTCGCCCGCGCCGGAGCGGTTTGTGGAGTGCGCGTGCTGGACGTGGGCCTACCCGAAGAAGGACGGCAAGGACGGCAAGCGGTCGATTGCTGTTCTGCCGGCCGGCTGGTATCAAATGGACAATTGGTGCGACGAGCCGGCAAACATCAAAACTCAGGAGCGGTGGCGGCGGGAGATCCACAAGACGCTCAAGGCCATTGTAGACGGGGCGCTGGCTGTTTTGCAGGAGCGGCTAGAGCAGGTCGGGGCGCTGGCCGAGGCGGCGTGAAAATAATCTGCGAAAGGGTGTTGCGTTAGTTACCTAACGCTGTATACTAACACCCATGGAAGCGAAACAGCCTCCACTGCATCCCCGGCAGTTTCCGGGTGAGGATTCAACCATGCGCACATTCAATGCACGTATCTACTCAGGCAAGGACGTTGTCGAGATCCGCGAGAATCTGTCAGCTAGCCAAGTCTGCGATTTTGCCCGCGAGGTTTCCGGGCGTGGCGTCGAAAAGAACACTTCGCTGCTGATTGAACAGCTCTGGAACGGGGAGAACGAGCAGCAGTATCTAGACCGCGAAATTCCAGGCGCAGTGGCAAGCGGGTTCGTATTTCGCGCCAATCATCTGCGTGCCGACTCGGTTGAAGACCGTTGCCAGGATTTCTCTGACGTGTTCGGTTGTGCGCAATGAGCGTCGGCACCCTGACACTGGTACAGGCCGCGATGTTCGCGGCCATTGGCCAGCAAACCAAGTTGAGTCGTGCTGGTCATAGCGTCGTGTTTGTAGAGCCTCAATGCGGCCGGCATGACCTGTCCGATGATGAGGGTCGCGCTGCAGCGCAAGCACGCAGCGCTGGGCTGGACATCGATTCCGTAACGGCTGAACAGGTCGAGGCATACCAGTCGTGGTACGACGCTATGTATGAGGCGCGCAGGATTGGCGAGGCGCGTATTCAGATCACTGCCCCCTACGTCATGCAGTACAGGAATGAGTTAGTTCCAGTAAATGGCGTTCGCCTGATCGATGGCTGGGGTTGCGTGGTTAGTTCGCGCGCTGTGCGTATGGAGATGTATTTAGACCCTGCTCGGAAGAACCGCATTGGCGAGCTAGGAGCATACTGCCACCGCCCTGATTACGTAAAAATTACGGCACGCGTAAAGAAAATTCTTGCGAAATATCCTGAGTTCGCAAATGCCCGCCTTCAAGACAACAACCATAGGGGACGCAAATGAAAGAAACGGAATTCAAGCAGCGGATGCTGGAGGCTAAGCAAATCGGCGGCGATTACGGCGCGGGCTATCAGCGCGGATTGCGTCGCCACTACCATGGCGAGCAGTTCGGCACTGCGGCCGAGCATGAGACGTGGATGACCATGAGCGGACATCGTCAGGAGCAGGGCGACGGCTACCGTGACGGGTTCGCTGGATTGAAACCGAATGCAAGCTGGTCGCCGAAAACCACGGCTGAGCGTGTAGCTGAGCACGATGCCAGGCTGGTGAGCAATGGGGGGCGCAAGCTCAGCGGGATTCGTCTAACGCCAGATGCTGCTGCTGCGCTAGCTGATCTGGAGGCGGCCGGAGAGTCTGCCACCGCAGCGATAAACAGGCTGCTCACGGAAAGCCTAGCGTCATGCAAAGGTAGTTGACACGAATGAGCCAGTGAGCCATTCTATGCCTATCTTGGTCATATCACGCGTTGAGATTGTCGAGACAGCCCTGCGACCGCCCAGCGCTGGCATGACCTGCGCGCCAACTGGCTAGGGCACCAATTCAAGAGCCCTGACTTCGGTCGGGGCTTTTTTATGCCTGAAATAAGGGACTCCCATGCCTTCAATCACAATTGCGGGCCGGGAGGTCCTTGTCGACGTTTGCGATCTTCCCCTTGCCAGTGAGAAGGGGTGGACGATTCGCATGAGTGGAAACACTGCATACGTCCAGAGGGTTGTGACCAGAGATGGGCAGTATGCCGGCGTGGAGCTGCTGCATAGATTGCTAGTTGGGTGTGATCGAGGCGTCAACGTCGACCACATCAATGGAAATGGTCTGGATAATCGCCGAGTAAATCTGCGCTCATGCTCACAGGCTGAGAACACCCGAAACCGCAAGCGCCACTCGAACAATAAGAGTGGCTTTAAGGGGGTTTATCTGGCCGTTGCTCGATCTGGCGCCGTGCGGTGGAGAGCGCAGATACGCGTCTGTGGCGAGAAGATACATCTCGGCCTTCACGACAGCGCAGAGTCGGCGTATCGAGCCTATTGCGAAGCATCAAGACGCTATCACGGGGAATTCTCCAGAACTGCGTAATTTTTCGGGCGGAACCTGGCTGATGAAGGCCTCGCCATCCTGCGCCCATCAAACACCACGCCGTGCGACGGCAAGCGCTGCTAATACTCGCGTCATCCAATACAGCGCATCGAATCCCCGGCCTGCTTGCGAATCGGTCTAGCACCAACACGCAGCACACTGTGCGACTCGATAACGAGTATCGCCCCGTAGACGTGCGGGGAATCGGGCACTACACCACGAATTCCGGCCCCGCGCCTGCCTCCTTGCCCCGAGCGGATCGCACGCGCATGTGAGGCCGGACCAATCAACTGCCCCATGCGGGATAACCGAGATGCCCAAGATGCCCGAGAAAAGTCCAGAAGTATGGGCTGCGGTCCTCGCATGGCTACACGCTATTGCGCCGAGCCTGTACGCGTTCTGCCTTTCCGTGACTGTCGCCGTGCTGCGAGTCGTGTACGGGGGCGGAACTAAGCGGCAGATGGTGCTCGAGGGCGCTCTGTGTGGATTCGCCACGCTGACCCTGGTCCCGCTGATCGAATACTTCGGCCTGCCTCAGTCAATGGCGACGTTCATCGGTGGCTGCTGCGGATTCATCGGAACCGAGAAGCTC